AAGACCCTGCGCGCCATGTAGTTTTTCTCCTATTTTGCGAGGATTGCCAAGAGCCCCAATACGACTACGAGAAGGGCACCATAGAAGTTACGCACCGACCAGGTCAACGCGACATTCCAGACCGAACCGGCACCGGCGGCGTGAGGGCGATAGTCCAGGTCGAACGGCTTGACCGCTCCATTCAAGATTACGGCCTCGTAGAGCGCCCTGTAACATTTTTCGAGATGAAGGTAACGGGCATCCATCCACCAGAATGCGATGACCGGGACGCAGGCGCCTGCGCCGATCAGCCAGTGTGGATCGTCCGATAGTCCGGAGAAGACGAAAGCCGCGGTAACCAGCGAGACCGCCCACGCCTTCATCTGCGCGCTGTTTCCGGCCATGCGAGTGATAACGCCCTGAATCATCTTCAGGTGCTCGATACGGTCCTGTGCTTCGGTAGTCATTGAACTAAACTAACGCCCTGCCGAGCGGCAGCAAGGGCGCCTATTGCGAGACAACCTCCAGAACCCGGAAGCGACAGCCGTCATTCTCGATCACGGCGAGAACCGAGCCGACGCTCATCCCGCCGAAACCGTTGCGCGCCCGGAATTTCATCCGCAGTCGATGCGTGCCTGCCTTCGAGACAGGCGCGATCCGCGTTTCGATGTGCTCGAAGCTGCCCATCTGCCGGGTACAGCGGTCGACGACGGCCTTGTGTTCCGCCGCGTAACGCCCCAAGGCCTTATATGCCTTGAGATCCAGATCGACGCAGCCCTTCACCATCGTCGCGCCGTACCGGCCCATCTGCTGCTCGCATCGGGCCATGATTTCGTCTAGGACACGGCTCCGCCCGCCTCTATCCGGTTTCCCGTCCGACATCCTCCGCCCCGACAGCCTGTCGTAGCAGGCGAGCCGCTGCCGGTCGTCCTGCATCGCGGCGCAGCGCGCCCAGGCGAATTCGGGGATCGGCGCCGCAGCGGCGGATGGTGCGAACATTGCTAGTGTGAATGTTAGGAAAACAACCACCTTGGCGATACAGATGTCGTGTAGTATCATGCTGATTTATATTAATCTAGAGTCAGTCTGTATCTAATTATGAGTAACAATGTTCCGCCTAGAAAAAGAACCAAAGAAGACATACTACAAATCAATGAAAAAAACGCCCTTCTGCTATATTTTTTGGACAATCTTTGAAACTCCCGAATTTTCTCTGACTCAGGGGCAAAAGTTATCAAGCAAATAAAGGCACAAGTCAATCCACACCAAAAGAAGTACGATGTACTGGTCAGTATGCTTGCGATTTTGTCATCATTTGAGCGAATAGAAAAAATCAATGCTGATGCCAGGCCGCTGCTGTTTAAAATTACCAATGATTTTATAAACAAAATAACTGAATCAATTTCTGCTCGATAATACGATGCTAAGAAAGTGCTGCTGTTCTTATTTTCCTGTTGTTTCGTTTTGATTTCGCTCTTCCTATTCATTGGACATCTGCCTCATACTACCACGACATTTTTCTCTGTTAGAGAAAATCAGCTCTACACCAGCGACCGCGCCGTCCAGACGACCTGGCCGACGGTCTCGGCGTCGCCGGGCCAGGGCGCCGGCTCCCAGGACGGGTGGTCGCTGCGCAGTTCCCAGCCGTCCTTCGTTTCGCCGGCGCGCTTGACGACCACCCCGTCTCCGGTCTGCACGACATAGACACGCCCGTCGACCGGCTTCTGGCGGCTGCGGTCGATCAGGATCGAGCAGCCGTCCGGCAGGGTCGGCTCCATCGATTCGCCGCGCACGGCGATCACCGCGCATTGCGTCGGATCGAGGCCGCGCCGGTCGAGCCAGTCGCGCCGGAACCAGACATGGCCGATGGCCTCGTCGCCCAGGCTCTCCGCGCCGCCGCCGGCGGCCGCCGGCAGCTCGACCACGCTGACCGGCCGGGCGTCCGGCGGCAGATTCTCGTTGCCCGTGCCCTCGATTGCCGCGCGGATCGCAGCCGCGGTGTCGGGCGATAGCCCCTGCTTGGGCGGCGGCCCCGCCCCTTCCAACGCCCGCTTTCGCATTTTATCGAGTTCGCGAGCCACTCCGCGCAATTGTTGGCGGATAGCATCTACGTTCTCCACGCCCCGCGGCGGGCCGATGTAGAATTCCAGGCTGAGGGCGTCCGCCAACCGCTCAATTGTATCGCTGCGGGTGATCCGCCCGTCCTTCACGCTGCGAACACGGCCAACGGGCACATCAATTGCTTTGGCAAAGGGTCGAAGCCCCTCGCGTTCTACCCGTTCCCGGACGGCCTCGCGCAGAAACGCCATTCCTGTCGGCGGTGTCATAAATAACACGATAAGTGAAATACCGCTTGCTGTCTCGTGTTATTTGTGACATAAACGTGCCATGGATAGCACAGCTTCGAATCTCCTACGGCTCTGCGACGACTACGCCCGCGCGACGAACCGGGCCGGTTCCACTATTTCCCGCCTAGCGACTGGCAGCGGCCAGACGTTTTTCCGTTTGCGGGCCGGTTGCTCGATCACAACGAGGCGCGCCGCCCGCGCCTTCCAATGGTTCTCCGACCATTGGCCCGCCGACCTGCCCTGGCCGGCGGACATCCTGCGGCCCGCGCCGAACCCCGACCGGGACGCCGCGTGATGGCGCCGGTCCGCCGCGCCTCCCGCCTCACCCTGCCAGCCCGAGCGGCGCTGCGCAGCGCCCTGGCCGAATGCAATCCGCAAGGGTGCGTCTATCTCTGGCGCCCGCTCTACGGCGCCGCCCGCGAGGCCCTGGTCGGCTATCTGTTTCGGCATGGCCTCGTGCGGTGCAATCCTGTCGGCCCGCCCGCGCGCCACGAGATCGGCCTCATTACAGAGCGCGGCCGCGCTGCGCTGCGCTCCGGCACGATCTGACCGCCCGATGCACGCCGCGCGCCTCGACACCTCGCCCCGCCTGCGCGCCGTGCACGCGCTGCTGGCGGACGGCGTCGAGCGCTCGACCAGGGAAATCATCGCCGACGCCGGGGTCTGCGCCGTCAATTCCTGCATCGCCGAATTGCGCGCCAACGGCGCCGTGATCGCCTGCCGCCGGGAGGACGACCGGGAAACCGGCAAGGTCCGGTTCCTCTACCGCATGACGAAACCCGTGCCGCCGCCGGCTCCTTCTGGCAAAGGCCCGCCCGGCGCCGCCCCGGCCCAAGAAACCAGAGGGGCGGCATGACGGCGCCGGCCGGCCTGCACGTTGCAGCCGCCGCGCGGAGCGCACCCGCTTATGCCTCGCGCGACGACTGGCTTGCCGGCGCCGGCGATTTCGTCCAGGACCGCTCGGCTGCCTCCTGGGCCTTCGCCGACTGGCTCGCCGCCGGCGTCGCCGCCTTTGGGCGCGAGGTCCTGCCCGCGGCGGCCGCGGCGACCGGCGCAAGCGCCGGAAAAATCAGTCACTATCTTGCGGTCGCAACGGCTTATCCCGAATTGCGGCGCCGCAAAAGCCTGACATTCTCCCATCATCTTGAGGTCGCGCGCCTGCCCGAGGCGGACGCCGACGCCATCCTCGACGCCGCTGCGACCGGCGGCTGGTCGCACCGCGAAACCCGGCGCGCCGCACGCGAGGCCTCGGTCGAGGGCGCGCTCGCCCGCGTCCGGGCCTCGGCCGCGGAATTGCAGCGCAAGCTGGAAGCTGCCCTGGGCGACCCGCGAGACACCGCGGCCCAGGCCCGCGCCCGGCTCGCCGCCGGCGGACGGCTGATCCGCGAGGAGGCCGCGCGCACCGCCGGCATCGTCGAGGAGCTGGCGCAGCCCGGCAGACTGGACGCGCTGCACGGCAACGCCCGGCGCGGCCTGGCCCGCGAGGCCCGGCGCTATGCCAACCGGCTGGCGACCGATGTCAACGCCACCATCGACCGGATCGAGGCGGCCGCCGCAGAGATCGAGGACGGGCCTGCCCCGGCCGGGGAGCCGGGGTCGTGAGCGCCCTGCGCCGCAGCCTGCCGAAATGCCGGCGCATCGCCGATGCACGGGCGATGCAGGCCGCCGATCCGGCCCCCGAATCGGCAGGGGCAACGGCCAGCCCCACCGCCGATCTCACTGCTGATCTCACTGCCGCTTGGGCGCGCGCCGCCGAGGCGGATCGCGACAAGGCCCGCGCCCGCCTCGCTGCCGTCCGGCACTCGGACGAGCTGGCCGCCATGGGCCTGTCGCGCACCGCGGCCGACAAGGCGGCCGCCGCGGCCTACGATTCCGGGGCCGGCGTCTCGACCGTGTCCCTGGGCGCTTGGCGCCGCAAGGTCCGGGGCCTGCCCGAAAGCGCCCGCGTCGCCGCCCTGCTCGACGCGCCGCGCGCCGGCCGGCCGTCGCAGATCGACGCGGCGATGGCCGAGACCCTCGCCGCCCTGGCCTTCCATGACGCGGAGCATCTGACCGCCGATTTCGCGTTGAGCGTGCTGGTCGCGCGCCACGACGCCGACGTATCGGTCCATGCCGTCCGGCGCTGGCTCGCCCGCTGGCGCACCAGGCACGCCCGCGCCTTGAGCGCGGTGACCAACCCCGACCGGCACCGCTCGCACCGCAAGCCGGCCGGCGGCGACGCCGCCGCGTCCATCGTCCGCCTCAATCAGCTTTGGGAGCTGGATTCGACGCCGGCCGACGTGATGTGCATCGGCCCGAAGGGATCGGGGGACGGCAAGGCCCGGCGCCACGCCATCGTCGCCGTCGTCGATATCTGGAGCCGCCGCGCCAAGGTGCTGGTCGTGCCGACCAGCCGGGCGACCGCGATTGCAGCCCTGCTGCGCCGCAGCCTGCTCGCCTGGGGCGTGCCGGAGGCGGTGCGGACGGACGAGGGCCGGGACTATACCTCGCGCCACGTCCTGGGCGTGCTGGCCGACCTGGAGATCGAGCACCGGCCCTGCCTGCCCTACACGCCGGAGGCCAAGCCCTTCGTCGAGCGGTTTCTCGGCACCCTGGCGCGCGGCCTGTTCGCGCATCTGCCCGGCTTCACCGGCCACGATGTTGCCCAGGCCCAGGCGATCCGCGGCCGCCGCTCCTTCGCGGCCCGGCGCGGCAAGGGCGCCGCCGAGACCTTCGGCGTGGCGCTGACCGCCGAGGACTTGCAGGCCAAGTGCGACGCCTGGTGCGACGATGTCTATGCCCGCCGCGGCCATGACGGCCTCGGCGGCATGTCGCCGTTCGACCGGGCGCGCTCCTGGACCGGCCCGATCCGGCGTATCCCGGACGAGCGCGCGCTCGACGCGCTGCTCGCCGAGCCGGTCACCGGCGACCCGTTCCGGACGGTCTCCAAGGACGGTATCAAGGCCGACGGCGGCGTCTACATCGCCCCCGCTCTCGGTTCGCTGATCGGCGAGCGCGTCCAGGTGCGGCGCGACCCGGCCGACCTCGGCCGCCTCGCCGTCTATCTGCCCGACCCCGACGGCCCGCACGACGCCCTGGGCCGTTTTGTCTGCGTTGCCGAGGACCCGGATCGCACCGGGATCGACCGGGCCGCGGTCGCCGCCGGCATGAAGGCCGCCGCCGCGGCTGCGGACAAGCACGCCCGCCAATGGGCGCGCGACCTGCAACGGACGCACCGGCCCGAGACCGCGATGGACGACGTGCTCGCCCATGCCGCGGTCCAGGCCGGCAAGGTCGTCGCGCTGACCGATTTCGCCTCGCCCAAGCCGGGCGAGGTGCACACGCCGCCGGCGCTGGTCGAGGCCGGCCGCGCCGCCGTCGCGGCGGACAAGGCGGCCCGATCAGCAAGTGGGCCGCCGGCGCCCGACCCGACCTTGGCGCGCGCCAAGGCGCGGGTCGCGGCGGCTAACCGACGTTTCCGAGAGGAGGACTGGTAATGGCAAGCATCATCGAGATCGCCGGCACCGACGCGGCGCGCGAGGCGTGCCGTACGGAAATGGACGAGGCCGGCCTGTCGATTGCCGCGGCCGCCCGCCAGATGGGCCGCAGTTCGGCAACCCTGTCGCGCTGGCTGGCCGGGACCTATCCCGGCGACGTGGCGTCGGTGACGGCCCGCGTGAACCGCTGGCTCCGCACCCGGCGCGAGGGACGGGCGCTGTCCATCGACGAGGCCGGGCTGGACCGCCACGCCGAGACCGGGATGGCGGACGAAATCGAGACCGCCCTGTCCTACGCCCAGGAGACCGGCGAGATCGTGCTGGTCGACGGCCCGCCCGGCCGGGGCAAGACTTGGGCGGCCCGCCGCTACTGCGTCGAGCACACCGGGGCGGTCTACATCGCGGCGACCCGCTCCATGACGACGATCTCCGGACTGATGTCCCGCCTGTGCCAGGCCCTCGCCCTGGCGCCGGCGCGCGGCGGCTCGGCGCTGGAGGCCGAGAGCCTCGTGATCGAGCACATGCACCGCCGCGGCGGCCTGATCGTCGTCGACGAGGTCCACTATCTGCGCGACGCGCTGCTCGACGAGCTGCGCTGCATCCGCGACAACGCCGGTTGTGGCCTCGCCCTGGTCGGCGAGGACCGGGTGCGCATGGCGCTCAACCGCTGCCCGCAGATCCGCGCCCGCATCGGAATGCGGGTCGATCTCAAGGCGGTCGTCCGGGACGACGTGGCGATGATCGCCGCCGGCCCGATGGGCCGGCTGCCGAGCAAGGCCGAGCTGCGGATTCTGGTGCGCGTCGCCGAGCGCAGCGGCGGCTACCATTCGCTGCGCCGGGTGCTGACCGAGGCCTGGAAGCTGATGCGCGCCGAGGATGCCGGCGGCATGACCGTCGATATCCTGGACGCCGCCGAGCGGGTCGTCGCCGACATGGAAAAAGAGGCGGCGCCCGACGCCGCATCGGCCCCCGGAGCGCCAGGGCCGGCCCCGGCTAGGGCGGCGGCGTGAAGCCGCCGCCGCCCTTCGCGCCGCCCACGCTGCCCGCCCTGGCCGGCGCGGCCTGGGGGCCGCATTGCCGGGCCTGGCTGGACGCGGTGAGCGACACGACGGCCAAGGCCATGACGGGCGAGGCGCTGGCGCGCCATTGCCGCGGCTTCCTGCTGGAGCGCCTGTCCGGCGCCGGCGCGGTCGCGAGCGTCTGCCCACAGCCGGTCATGGCCGCGGCCGGCCTCGCCGCGCAGATCGACTCGGTCGTCACCGAGCTGGCGGACGCCGCCGAATACGGTTGCGCCGTCCTCGACCCCGGCGTCGCGGCGGCGGGCGGCGCGCGCCTGCTGGAGGTCGCCGCGCGCATCGAGCGTCATCCGGCGGCGGCGACCGGCGTCCATGTCGCCGTCGAGACCCTGGCCGAAATCCTGCTCGCCCTGGCCGAAAGCGGCCGGGCGAGCGGCCCGACGGTCGCGATTGTCGAGGAGCTGCTGGCGGACGCCGCAGCGCTGGTCCTCGAAACCGAGGCGGCCGCGGCCCCTGTCTTGTCCGGGCCGGCCAACGTCCTGCCCTTCGTGCCGCGCGCCGCCGTCGGCCTGCGCCTGCCCGACGACCGGGCCGAGATCGACCCGGCCGACGGCCCGGAGCCGGCGGCATGAAGCCCCCGGCGCCGCCGCTCGCCCTGGTCAAGCGCCGGGTCGCCGGCCGCTACGGCGCGCCGCCGGAGGATTTCGTCGGGCGTCGCGCTGCACGGGCGATTGTCTGGCCGCGCCACGTCGCGATCTATCTGGCCCGTCAGCTGACCGGGCACAGCGACGCGACGATTGCCGAGCGCTTCGGTCGGACGCACACGGCCGTGCCGTATGCCGTGCGCGTCGTCGCCGGCCGCATGGACGAGGACCCGGCGGTCGCCGCCGAAATCGCCGCCCTGCGCGACGAGATCGTGGCGACCGCCGGCGAGCGCGGCCATCTGCATCTGTCGCCGCAGGACGAGGCTATCGAGACGGCCGCCGGCCTGTTGCTCCAGGCCGCCGAATTTCGCCGGGCCGCCCAGGCCCAGCTCGACCGGCTCGCCGCTACCGAGCGGGAACTCGCCCGCGTCATTCAGAGGGCGCGGCCATGACCCGGCCCTGGCACGCGATCCGCCAGCAGCTGCGCTGGTGGCGCTTCGTCTGGCGGCGGCCGCGCCGCCGATTCCTGCCCGCCCCGCAACGCCCAAGGAGGACGCCATGACTGCGCCCGCCGCTCCGCACACCATGGACGAAATCGCGGGCCTGGCCCGCACCTATGCCCAGGCGCGCGACGCGCTTGAGGAAACTGCCGAGGAAATCCGGGCGATGCAGCGCAAGGCGATCGCCAGCCGCCTGCGTGGCCTGAAAGGCCGCGTTGCGGAAACCGCCGCGGCGCGCGACGCCCTGCACGCCGCTATCGAGGGCCGGCCGGACCTGTTCGAGAAACCGCGCACGGTCGCGGTCGACGGCGTGAAATTCGGCTACCGCAAGTTACCCGGCAAGGTGACGATCCCGGACGAAGCCGGCGCGATCGGGCTGCTGCGCCGGAAATTTCCCGACCGCGCGGCGGCGCTGGTCAAGACCAGGGAAACCCTGGACAAGAGCGCCCTCGCCAACATGGCCGCGGCCGATCTGGCGAAGATCGGCGTCACCGTCACCGAGGCCGGCGACGAGGTGACGATCAGGGCGGCGAAGGCCGATATCGACAAGCTGGTCGCGGCGCTGCTCGACGACGCCGGCGAAGCCGCGGAATGACCGCGCCCGAACGCACACGCCTGCCGGACCGGCGGCCGAGCGTTACCGTGCCGATCGAGGCCGGCGCCGAGCCGAACCTGGTGCAGGCCCACGCGACGGTCGGCTTCGACCTGACGACCCTGCAGCCGCGCGAAATCTTCCTCGACGGCAAGGCGGGCATCAAGACCGGCTCTCCGATGGAGGCGCTGCTGGCGGACGCCAGCGCGGTGGTCAGCGTCGCGCTGCAGCACGGCGTGCCGGTCGACGCCCTGGCGCACAGCCTGGCGCGGATCGGCAGCCCGGACAATCCGGGCGACGTGACGGCGGCGCCCGGCTCGATCCTGGGCGCGGCCATCGACCTGCTGGTCGCCGAGACGGCGGCGGCGGCAACCGAGCATGGAGAAATGCGATGAACAAGCCCTACCGCGAGGCCCTGGGCGACCTGGACGCTCTGCCCGAGGAGCTGAAGGCGCAGCTCACTACGCGCAGTCACGGCATGAGCTGGAGACGGCAGGCGATTTTCGATGTCATTGAGGCCTGCGGCGGCACCGCGTCGATCAACGAGATCGTTGTCGGCCTGTACCGGCAGGCCGGAGAGATCCGCAAGCGGACCACGGTCCTCAACATGGTCGCCACTATGGTGAAGGCCGGGCTGCTGTTCCACGGCGGCCATACCGGCGTCTACACGACCAAAGACCCGGCGAAGTCCCCCCCGGTGCGCGCTGCAGCTCCCGTAGCGGCAAAGGACACCGCGGCCCCGACACTCTCCGCCGCCGACCGGAAACGGGCGCAGAAGGCCTACGAGCTGCTCAAGGGCAAGGTGAGCCTGCCCGAGGTCGCGGTCCAGATCGGCATCGGTTTCAGTCCCGAGCAGTGCGAGACCCTCGCCCGACAGTATGCCGGGGAGGCCGGTAAGCCGTGGCCGGTATGACCGACAGCGCTACCCGCTCCGTCCTGGGCGAGGACGGCGTGGGCAAGGTCCGCCGGGCGCGCTGGAACGCCCACATGCTGCCGGACCGGACCATCGTGTTTCTCGACGACATGGCGGCGCGCATCGCCCGCTACGGCGAGCGGACCTTTGTGACCGCCCGGCAGCGCGAGTGGATCGACGGCATCGACCGGGATCTGGACCGCAAGGGCGCGCCGGCTTGGGACGACACTGCGGGCGGCGACGAGCCGGAGGACGCGGTCGCGCGCCCGGCCGACGAGGTCCTGACATGAGCGCGCTCGACGCGCTGCCGCCGGAAATGCGCGCCGATCGCATCGCGCGGACGGTTCTGGACTTCTACAGCGTCCACGCCAGCGTCGTAGCGGGCAAATCGGCGCTCGGAAGGTGGGCGCGCCACACCATCCGCTGGCTGTGCGTCCGCCGCGGCGGTCTGAAGGCCCGCCGGGTCGCCGCTCTGCTGGGCGTATCCGATTCGTCGGTCCGCGGCTCGATCGGCGCGGTCGACTATTGGGTCGGCAAGGACGCGCGCGCCCGCGCGGACATCGCGGTCCTGGTCGCGCTGGTCGACGGGACCTATCCGTCCCGGCCGCCCCCGCCCCGGCCCGAATTTCCCGGCGCGTCAGCGCCGCGCCGCACGGTCCGGCGCCCGGACCGGAAGGCGCCGACCGCAGACCGGAAGCGCCCCTGCCTGCGCTGCTGCAGGCCGTTTAACAGCACCGGGGCGCACAACCGACTCTGCGCCGGCTGTAACAATTTCGCGGCGACCCTCGATCCGCGGATGACCGCCGCCGAACATAGCTATGGCGCGGCCCCGCGCGGCCGCAGCGCAGGCCCGGACGCATGACCGCCGCCGCGATGTGCCCCGCCACCCAGATCCATCGGCAGAACTGCATGGTGCATTTCGCCACGCGCTGCGCAGAGCGCGATCTCGATATCGACGCCCAGGCGCTCGCCGAGGCGATCTGCCGGCTGGCGCCCTGCTGGTATCGGCCCGACCGGGCGCGCGTCCGTCTCCGGGTCCTGCTCGGCGGCGCGCGCCCGGTGACGGTCGTGTGGGACGCCCGCCTGGCCGTGCTGGTCACTGCCTGGCCTGGCCGGGCGGCGCGCCCCTGCGTCGCGAGGGCCGCAAAGGAGGCGGCATGACCGGCCGGCCGGAATGGGACGGCAAGCCGGTGCCGGACGCGACGGCGACCGTCGTCAACCTGCGTCATGCCCCGGAGGCCGGCGACGACCTGGTGCGGATCGACCGCAAGACCCGCTGGGGCAATCCCTACCGCAAAGGCCCGCACGGCTCGCGCCTCGCGGTGATCGAACTCTATCGGGCGCACCTGCGCCGTTTCCTGCGCAGCGGCGAGATCGGCCTGGAGGACCTGGCCGCCCTCGACGGCAAGCGCCTGGCCTGCTGGTGCGCGCCCCAGCCGTGCCACGGCGACGTGCTCAAGGACGCCGCCGCCTGGGCGGTGCAGGAATTGCGCCGGCGCAAGGGGGCGGCATGACCCGGTCGCTGACCGACGCCCGGCGCAAGCTGCTCGCCGCGGTCCATGCCAGCGCGAAAAAGCGCGGCCTGGACGAGGACACGCGGCGCGATCTCCAGCGCCAGGCGACCGGCAAGGAGAGCTGCGCCGACATGACCAACGCCGAGCTGGGGCGCGTCCTGGACGCGATCAACGGCGTCCGCCGCCAGCGCGCCGGACGAGGGACCGGCGCCGGCACGCCGGCCGGCGGCCGCCTGCCGCCCGGCCGCTTCGCCGCCAAGCTGCGAGCGCTGTGGATCTCCGGCTGGCACCTGGGCGTCGTGCGCGACGACGGCGACCGCGCCCTCGACACCTGGGTCAAGCGCACCACCGGCATCGACGCCGTCCGCTGGGTGCACGTTTCCGAGGACGCTGAAAAGGCCATCGAGGGCCTCAAGGCGTTCCTCGCCCGGCCGCCGGAAAGAGGCGGCGGCGGCGTCGACTGGTCGGCCTACCAGGTCCGGGCGCCGGGCGGATCGACCAGCGTCCACCGCCCGCGCTGCCGGGTTCTGGAGGCGCAATGGCGAATCCTCTACCGGCTCGGCGTGGTCAAGGTGATCGAGCCGGGCGCGCTGGATGCCTACGCCGAGCGCGTGCTGCGCATCCCGCGGCGGCAGTCAGTTATCAACCTGGAGGACGACCAGGCCGACGAGCTGATTCGGCATTTCGGCGGCCGCATCCGGGCGGCCATGGACGACGGCGATCTGCTCGGCAGCATCGATGTCGCGAAATCGCCGGCCCCGGCGCGCCAAGGCGGCACACCAGCGCCGGGTCCGGGCCGGGGCGAAGGATTTCGCCGGGTCGATGGCGAGAATCTAAAGATCGAGGCCAGTCGCCCGGAAAACGCCCCGTGACGGCCGACGCCCCGGCCCTGCCCGGCGTGCTCGCCGAGATCGCCGAGGTCGCCGGCCGCGACGCCGCGATCCGCGTGGCGCTCGAGCTGGGCGGCGCGGAAACGCACCTGCCGAAGGCGCGGTATCTCGCGCAGCACCCGGAGCACCCCCTGTTCCGCGTGCTGACCGACGCAAGCGCCGCGCTGCGCGTCGCCGAACGGGTCGGCGGCGGCTCGGTCTATATCCCGATGGCGCACAGGGCCTGCGCGGTCCATCTGGCGGCTGCCGGCGAGGCGGCGCCGGCCATCGCGGCGCGCCTCGGCATCGCGGTCACGACCGCCCGGCGCTACATGCGCGGCGCCTGATCCGGCCCTTTTGCGCGCGGCCGGCCCGGCCCCCAACACCGAACCATGGTCCGGTGCACAGGGCCGGCGGCATACCCCATCATGACGGCTGTCCTGCCAAGGCGCAGGACGTTTGCAACCCGCTTCCCGGAGGCCGTCATGCTTCGCGCCCTGTCTCACCTCGCCCTCGCTGTTTCCGCCGCCATTGCCATCGCCGGCGGCCCTGTCGCCGCCGTCGCCGCGCCGGCCGCCGCACTCAACGCGCCGCCCGCGGTGCGGGCCATTCAACCCCTGCTCAAACCGTTCGAGGTCGAAATCGAGCGGGCGCTCGACGAGGCCGCCAACCTTGCTGACGGAATGGTCCTCGCCCATTCCGGCGGCCTGGCGAAAGACGGCTACCACCGCCACCGGGCCGCGAACGAGCGGCACTGGCACAAGGAGAACAGCCGGACCCGCGGCGGCCCCTGCGTCAAGTTCCACGGCAAGACCCACAAGCTGCGGAGCCACGCGCTTTGCCAGGCCGAGCGGATCGCCCTGGCGCGCGACCGGCGGCCGGGCTGGGGCGTCGCCTGGGAGGCTCACGCCGAGGCGCTGCTCGGCGGCCTCCACCGCCTGCCCCCGCCCCGGAAATAGCCCGATGCGCCGGGCGGTCCTGCGCCGTGACCGCTCCGGCGTTCACGGCACCCTCGGCAGCCTGGCGGCGCCGGCCCTAGCGCCGCTGCACGTCATGGAGCCGCCCTGGCGCGGCAACCGGCGCAGCCGCTCCTGCATCCCGGCCGGCATCTATACCGTCACGCCTTACCGCTCGCCGCGCTTCCGCGACTGCCTGCTGGTCCGGGACGTGCCGGGCCGGTCGCATATCCTGTTTCACCGGGGCAACGTCGGCGGCGATGTCGAGCGCGGCTTCCGCACCCACACCCAGGGCTGCCTGCTGCCCGGCGAGTACCGCGGCGAAATCAAGGTCGCGGGCCGTATCCAGGCGGCCGTCCTCGCCAGCGCCCCGGCGTTCCGCCGGCTGATGAAATGGGCCGCCGGCGAGTCGTTCGAGCTGGAGGTCTGTGATGTTTGAGGCTATCGGCGATCTGCTGTCGACCGTCCTGACCGGGGGCGCGACCGGCCTGCTCGGCACCCTGCTGTCGAGCGGCATCGCGCTGCTGACCAGCCGCCAGCGGCACCGCCAGCAGATCGAATTGCGCCGGCTCGATATCGAACTGATGCAGGCCGAGGCGGCGGCCGCCGAGCGCGTCGCGGCCATCGAGGCCGAGGGCCTGCGCGACCAGGCGGCGTGGGAGGCGCTGGAGGCGTCCTACCGCGAGGCCGGCAAGCGCTGGTCGCGCGCCGGCGATCATTGGGCAATCATGCTGGTCGATGTCGTGCGCGGCCTGATGCGGCCCTGGCTCACCGCCAGCCTCACGCTGCTGACCGCCCTGATCTATTTCAGCCTGCCCGAACACGGCACGGCGGCGGCGGCGACCCGCGCGCAGATTGTCAACACCGTGCTCTATCTCGAAACCGCCGCCATCCTCTGGTGGTTCGGCCAGCGCGTCGTCGACAAGGCCGTCGCGGCCTGGGGCGGGGCGGGGCGCTGATGGACCCGCTGCTGACCAAGATCGCGCTGACCATCGCCGGCGCCCTCGTCCTGGCCTGCGCGGGCCTGTTCGTCCGGATGCGCAAGGCCGAGGCCGTCGCCGGCGTCCTGGAGCAGCGCGTCGCCGCCGTCGAAAGCCGCGACCCCGGCACCGCCCCGCTGCGCAGCCGGGTCGCCGCGGCCGAAACCGAGATCGCCGCCATGAAGGCGACGCTCGACGCCCTGCCGACGGCGCGCGAGTTTGCCAAGCTGGACCGCTGCGTTTCCGAAACCCAGGGCGACGTGAAGGCGGTCGCCGCCACGGTGCAGGGCATGGAGGCCATGATTAAGGGCCTGTCCGGCCAGGTCACGTCGCTCAACGATCACCTGATCCGCAAGGCCAGCGGCTGATGGCGCGCGATACCGAGACCGAGGACCTGCGCCTGGTCGTCCTGCGCCTGCTCGGCGAGGCCAGCGGCTACCGGGGCAACGAATCGCTCCTGCTCGCCCTGCTGGAGGATTGGGGCCATGTCGTTTCGCGCGACAAGGTCCGGGCCGAGCTGGCCTGGCTGGGCGAGCAGGGCGCGGTCGAGATCGACGAGATCGGCGGCGTCATGATCGCGGCGCTGACCGCCCGCGGCCACGACGCGGCGCGGGGCGCGGCGACGATCCCCGGCGTGCGGAGGCCCCGGCCGGGGGCAGCCTAATGGGGCGCACCAGCATCGACGCCCTGCCGCCGGAGGTCCGCGACGCGGTCCACGCCGCGATCCGGGGCGGCGCAACCATCGACGAGATCGTGGCGCAGGTCCGCGCCGCCGGCGGCGCCGTGTCCCGCTCCGCCGTCGGCCGCTACACGAAACGGGCGCACGACCTGGTCAGGCGCCAGCGCGAGGCCGACCGGATCGCGGAAATCTGGGTCAGGGAATTGGGCGAAGAGCCCCAGGGCCGGGTCGGCCGGCTGGCCATCGAGACCCTGCGCACCCTGGCGCTGGACGCCGTCGCCGAGGCCGGCGACCGGGAGACGGGGCCGGACGCCAAGGAGATCGGCGCCCTGGCGCTGGCCCTGCGCCGCATCGAGGCGGCCGGCAAGACCAGCGCCGACCGGGAACTGGCGATCCGGCGCGAGGCCGCCGAGCGGGCCGGCGAGGCCGGGCGCAAGGCCGGCCTGTCGGCCGACACCGCCGCGGCGATCCGCGCCGCCATCGAGGGGGCGCCGGCGTGAGCGCCACCGGCCTGCTGCCCTACCAGGCGCGTTGGGTCGCCGACAGGTCGCCGCTGAAGGCGATCGAGAAAAGCCGGCGTATCGGCCTGTCCTGGGCCGAGGCCTACGATTCCGTGCTGCATGCCGGCCAGGGCCTCGGCTCGGTCTATTACCAGTCCTATGCCAAAGACATGACCCGCGGCTTTATCGACGACTGCGCGGCCTGGGCCGGGCGTCTCCAGATCGGCGCCGGCGAGGTCGGCGAGACCATCGTCGAGGAGGAGCACGCGTTCCGGCTCGCGATGGCCTCCGGCAAGGAAATCCTCGCCATGACCAGCGCGCCGCGCGCCTTCCGCTCCAAGGGCCGGCCCGGCGACGTGGCCGTGGTGGACGAGGCCGCTTTCGTCGGCGATCTGGACGAAGTTCTCAAGGCCGCCCTGGCCTTCCTGATGTGGGGCGGTTCGGTTCACGTGCTGTCGACCCACAACGGCGAGGCCTCGCCCTTCGCGGCGCTGGTCCGGGATATCCGGGAAGGCGCCCAGCCGGGCAGCCTGCACCGGGTCGCCTTCGCCGACGCGCTCGCCGACGGCCTGGGCAAGCGGATATTCGAGATCGCCGGGCGCGACTGGTCGCCGGAGGCCGAAGCGGAATGGGCCGCCGGCGTGCGCGCGACCTACGGGCGCAAGGCCGAGGAAGAGCTCGATTGCATCCCGTCCGCCGGGGTCGGCGCCCTGCTGCCCTGGGAACAGATTCGCGCATGCGAGCATGCAGAGGCCGGAGACCCGGAGCGCTACGCCGGCGGCCTCGCCTGGGTCGGCGTCGATATTGCGCGCCGGCGCAACCTGTGGGTCGCCTCTGCGATCGAGCAGGTCGGCGATATCAGGTGGGTCCGCGAAATGGTCGTGCGCCGGAACATCCGGTTTTCCGAGCAGCGCGCCATCGTGCGCGAGTTGCACGCCCGCTTTCGCCCGGTGCGCATCGCCGTCGACCAGACCGGCATGGGCGAAAGCGAGGTCGAGCACCTCCAGGACGATCTCGGCCGGGTGACGGTCGAAGGCGTTTTGCTGACCTCGCCGCGCCGCTTGGCGGTCGCGACCGCGCTCAAGGAAGCGGTCGAGGACCGGCTCCTGCGCATCCCGCCGGACGAGGCGCTGCGCCGCGATCTCCATTCCGTCCGGGTCGAGACCGGGCCGACCGGCGCGCCGCGCCTGGTCGCCGGGACCGACAAGGACGGCGGCCACGCCGACCGGTTCTGGTCTCTCGCCCTGGCCTGCGCCGCGATGCACGGCGCCGGCCCGATCGGGGGCGCCAGCGCCGGCGCCCGTGCGTCGGCGGCGTTCGACAGCGGCCCCGGCCCGGCCGGGACGCCGGGGGCGGCGCGCGGCGTCGACTATGCGCGGGGCATCGTCCGGTCGCCTGCCGCCGGCGCCCTGCGAGGATTCTCCTGATGGCCGACACAGACCGGCGCGGCGGGCTGCGCCGCCTCCTGCCCCGGCTGTTCGGCCGCGTGCCGGCCAGGGCGCCCGGCGGCGAGGCCGCCGGACGCAGCGTCGGCGACCGGCTCCAGCCCTATATCGGGGAACTGCCGGCGCACCCCGGCGAAGGCGCGCGCTACGCCTCGGCCTGGTCCGACGACCGGCAGGCGCTCCAGATCTACCGCCACACCCTGCGCGACGAGCGCTGCCGGGCGGCGCTCGACCAGCGCCTCAATGCGGCGATCGCCCGGCCCTGGGAGGTCGAGCCCGGCGGCGAGGACGCGCTCGACAAGGCCGCGGCCGAGAATATCGCCACACAGCTTAAGGGTTTCGAATTCGACGCGGCCTGCCGCCAGCTCCTGCACGGCGTCTGGTACGGCTACGCGATCGCCGAGGTCATGTGGGCGCGCGACGGCGACCGGGTGGTGCTGGCCGATCTGCTCGTGCGCTCGCCCGACCGCTTCCGCTGGACGCCGGGCGGCGAACCGCTGCTGTGCACCCTCGACAGTCCGGCCGGCGTGCCGCTGGAGCCGGCCAAGTTCGTCGTGCTCCGCCGGCCCGGCGAGCACGCCGATGTGCCGTTCGGGCCGGGCCTGGCACGCTGGTGTTTCTGGCCGGTCTGGCTCAAGCGCCACGGGCTGAAATTCTGGTCGGTCGCGCTGGAGAAATTCAGCGCGCCGACCGCCGTCGGCACCTACCCGCCCGGCGCGAGCCAGCCCGAACAGGACCGGCTGCTGGAGCTGGTGCAGGAATTCGCGACCGGCGTCGCCGTCACCCTGCCGGAGGGGCAGGATGTCAAGCTGGTTGAGGCGGCGCGCCGGACCGGCGGCGATTTCCAGACCTTTGTCGAGTTCCTCGACCGGGCGACCACGACGACGATCCTCGGCCAGTCGTCGACGACCGACCAGGGGCCGTGGCGCGGTACGGCCGAGGTCCAGCAGGACGTGCGCGACGAGACCGTGGCGGCCGATTGCCGGCTGCTCGACAGCGCCCTCAACAGCTCGATTGCGCGCTGGCTCACGGCCTGGAATTTCCCCGGCGCCGCGGTGCCGGCGATCCGGCGCAACGTCGAGCCGGCCGACGATCTCGACGCCCGGATCAAGCGCGAGGAGATCATCGCCAACATCGGCGGGCTGCGGCCGACGCGGGGTCATATCGAAACCGTATACGGCGGCGAATGGGAGGACGCCCCGCCGCCGCCGGCCGGGCCGCCGCCGGCCGATGCAGCGCTGGCCGCCGTCGCCGCACGCCGGCCGCGCGATACGATCGACGGCGCGGTCGACGACCTGCTCGCCGGCGACGGCTGGGAGCCGTTGATGGAGCCGGTCATCGAGCCGATCCTGGCGGCCGCCGGCGCGGCGCTCGCGCGCGGCGACAGCTTGGAGGATTTCCGGTTGCGGTTGCCCACGCTGTTCGCCGAAATGGACGACAACCGCTTGGTCGAAACCCTGCGCCGCATGGGTTTCTCGGCGGCCCTGTCGGGCCGGGCCGGCCTCGCCGAGAACGGCGGCGATGCCTGACCCGGCGCCGACGGGCGGGGGCGCAAACGCGACAGGCGTTGCAACGGCAGCCCTGCCGCGCTGGATTCGGATCAGGATTTCCGGAGCGGTGACGCGGGTTATCGGCCTGCACTCGACCGGCGCGCTGGTCGTCGAGGACGCCAGCGGTTTGGTCTGGATCGTGGAGGCCGATCAATACGAGCCGCTCGCCC